GACGGGACCTCCCCACAAGATTCTTTGCGAGCCGACTGAGTTCGCCATCCCCTCTTCCGGGGTGCCCGTTGTTCGATATGGTCGGGTGCCCGATGACATTCAGCGTGCCGCCCTCCTGCTCATCCGCGATAGAGTGCAGAAGATCGGCGACATCGACACGGCTGAATCTCCCGGAGGAATCGGAACTCGTCTCAACTCCGAATCCGTCGAGGGGTACTCCTATAGTCTGAGCCCCCTGAAGGCCATCAACGGTCCCGGCGGGGGCGCATGGACGACGGGCAACGCCGAAGTGGACGACATCCTCCACCAGTACGCGACCCCTGCCATGTATATCGGGACTGCATAATGGGCACGAACGAATTGAACAAATCCCTCTTCGGTGGCCGCCGTGTCATCGGAGTGTTTCCGCATTTCCATAAGCAAGTGGTCGAGAAAGATTCTGACCGTTCTGCCGCCTCCCGTCTCGCATGGGACTCGCGTCGCAGGAGCGAGAGCACTCCCGATAGGGGCTCCGTCGAAAGTAAAGTCGCCGAAGTGTTGACCTCCGCGAATGCCTCCAACCGCGATTCCGCCGAAGCCTCTCGTGCCGTGTCCGAGAATCCGTCAGGGAAGGCGGCGCACGGAGCGTGGTGGTGGGCGAAGGGATTTTCCGAGGATGTTTCGGAGGCGACAGCGCAGTTCTCCTCATCCTCCCACGCGAAGTCCGCGAGTGCGAAGGACAAGAAGGAACTGTCCGACATTCAAACCCAAATTTCCAAATTGACAAACGTGAAGCTGGTGGAGGCCGTGTCAGTGTCCGGGGCTAGACACCCGGACGACATTCCGAACGACGAAGATTTCAAACAGAATGCCAGCAAGTTTCAGGAGAAACTGGACAGTTTCTTGGGCGGGGTGCGCGGGCAACTGGACCGCCTGCACGGAGTAATATCGAGGGTTCTGACCTCCGAGAAGTCGATTCCGGACGAAGAGAGTCGGACCATTTTGAAGGCACTCGGAAGAATCGGAAGCGCGTGATGGCGACGGGCGAACTGAACAAGGCCCTGTTCGGGAATCGCCGAGTTGTCGGAGCCTTCCCCCACTGGGTCGAGAAGGCGGGAGATCGCTCCGAAGCCTCCCGGCTTGCGTGGGAGAGCCGCCAGAGGGCCAAGCGCGAGCAAGCCCCTCCCGGAGAGCCTCGTCGTGCGGCAGAGCCTCCCGGCCTGTCCAGCAGGGCCGAGGCCCCTCCAAGAGCGGGGACGGCGACCCATTCCAAGGCCGGGGAGCCCCTGACCCACGTTCCCAATCCCCACACCCCCAATCCGTACAAGACGGGCGATGGCGGGATGACCACTTCCTCTCGCGTGGGAGTTCCCGGAGACGAAGTGCCCCCGCCTCCAAAGGTGCCGCGACTCCCCAACCTCACTCCGGACGAACGGCAGGTTGAATCCAGATTCGCCGACCTCTACGAGAGTTCCCCGGATGCGGTGGTGGACAACTATCTCGACCGCCTCAAGAAGGGCGAAGTCGGCGATGCCCCCAACGTCTTCGCCACGGACGACGTGAAGCTCCTCTCCCCGGACTACAACCCCAAGGGAAAGTCCGAGGATGAGGTCAAGGATGCTCGTGCCCGCTACAATGTCTCCGTCCACCAGACGGCCAACGCCGTTGCCAAGAAAGCCTTCCTCAAGTACCTCGACGATACGGTGTCGAGTCTCCCTCCGGAGAAGCGGACTGTGCTGGTCACATCGGGAGGCGTTGCGGCAGGAAAGGGCTACGCCATCTCCAGTGTGTCCGAGGCGTCCGAGGTCGCCAAGAAAGTAGGGGCGATCTACGACTCGGCAGGAGAGCAGAACGGAACCGAGAACAAATGGATTCTCGAAGAGTGCGAGAAGCGCGGAATCAAAACCACCTTCGCCTACGTTCACGCCAATCCGCAGGAGACTTGGGAGAACCCCAAGCGCGGAGTCCTTGAGCGTGCTGGAAGAACTGGCCGCGTAGTCGATGCCCAACTTTTCGCGGAGAGCTACGCTGTCGGGGCCAAGAACTTCCACGCCTTCATGGAGCAACACCAAGGAGACGCAGACTTCTTCATCCTCGACAACAGCGGGAAAACCCCCAAGCGTCTCGACCGTATACCTGAAGAATCCTTGAAGTGGAACGTAGACGAAATTCACAAGAGAGCACTCAAGGCGATTGACGAACGCCCCGAGATCAAGCCTGCCGTCAGGAGAGGAGCTACCATTGGCCGAAGAATCTGGGAAGGGTAAGAAAAAGTCCGCCAGTCTCGTGAACGATATGCTCCGGAACCTCACGGAAGGCCGCGAGGATCAGGATGCTTTCGATGAGCGGAAATGGAAGAAGTCCCTCAAGGTCGAGCCCTTCGGGTATGAGGGGAAGCCTCCCTCCCCGCCCCCGCTGGGCAAAGATGGCCTGATTGCCACAAAGTCCAAGAAGAAGGTAGAATAGAGAGATGCCTCCCGGCCTTGGTCTTCGTCCCGTCCGGATCAACAAGATCGTGGTGAAAGTCCGCGTTCTTTCGACCGCTACCACGGTCAGGGACAAGGACTTCCGAGAGGCCAAGGAGAATCGCGTCTACACCGCTCCCGTCGAGATCATCGGGCAGGTGGTCGGACTCGAACAGACCTTCAAGCTCCAGAGATCGGCCACCGGAGACGCCCTCCCCTCGACGGCGCACTTCGTCTTCCGATTCTCCGATCTGGACAGGGTTCAGACGGGGTTCCTCTTGAAGAAGGGGGACCGGATCGTGGAGGTCGGCGGAGTGCCCTGCGATTTCAACGTCATCAAGGCGAGCAAGGCGTCGCCCTTTGGCGGGAATCGCCAGAAGCACTTTGCCAAGCCCATCCTCCTGCACGTCGATGTGGAACAGCAGAGGAAGTCTCTGGGGTCAATCTGATGGCTATCAGCATACGCATCGCCCCCTATGGAAAGCACCGGAAGCTCATCCGCGACATGGCCCGCATAGAGAAGAGGCTCACCGGGAAGCGGACGGACGCCGGAATGCGGGCGATGGCGGAAGCCGCCAAAGGCTTCATCGTGGAGGGGATCAATCGTGGCCGCGACGGGTGGGCCAGCCTCAACGAGATGACAAAGTTCCTCAAGGGTCACGAAAAGATTCTCATCGACAGCGGCACTTTCGTCCGCTCCATGACGACGTGGAAAGATGGGAAGCGGTGGTACGCCGGAATCCCCGATGGTGCCACTGGCGACAAGGGTCAAGACCTTGAGATGGTCGGCGAGGTCCACGAGAAGGGCGCGAATGTTCCGGTGAGCGACGGGATTCGCGGATTCTTCGCGTCCCAAGGATTCCCTCTTCGTGCGGACACCAAGTTCGTGACGATTCCGCCGCGCCCGTGGTTCGCCCCTGCCGAAGAGGAACTTGAAGAGTTCGCGGACGAGGTTCTTGAGCCGATGTACGACGACCTGCTCCGGAGAATCGGGTAATGCCTGTTCGAGTTGACGACCTCACGACGCCCGAGGAGATGGTCTTCGAGTCCCCCGTCATCCCGGCGACGGCGGAGAAGTCCCTGCTCCTTCCCGATATTGGCGTCACCCTTCGGAAGCTCGATCTCGACCAGACCAAATACGATCCGCAGGGGAAGTATTACGAAACGGCGGTCATCCTCCCGAACTGGAAAGGCGAGGGGATCACGGAACTCTTCGGGTTCGAGGTCGTCGCCTCAATCGAACCCCTCATAGCCAACCTCCTCCCCGCGCAGGAGGCCAAGATCACGTTCCAGCTATCCAACGACGACGGTGCCAGCTTCCTCGTCTGGGTGGATGGCCCTGATGCGTGGGTTCCAGCCGTGGGCGTCCTCGCCAACACCTACAACGACATCGCAACGATAGATCGGAGAATCCCCCTCTTTCCCTTCTCCGACCCTCATCAAGTCCGGCTCAAAGTCCTCCTCACGCCCGGAGCCGATGGACGCCAACGCCCCGTCCTCAAGAACACCATCATCTTCAACAAGCACACGATGGACCTGTACGAGGACGTGACGCGATCCCTCAAGCGGTGCCTCGACCACGAGATCAAGGTGCCGATGTTCTTCCTCGCGGAGATTGCCACGCCCTGCGACACCGTGGAGGTTGAACGGGACATTGGGCTGGATGTGACGGTCGAAGAACCCATCAAGGTTTACAATCTGACCACCGATCCGGGCCGGAACATCAACCTCTTCGCCTCTCTCGGAGGGCCGAACAATCGGACGGTCACGATGGTCGCCCCCCAGATCGGGCAAATCGAGGTCCAGTTCGTAGGCGTCCCCGATGTGTTCATCGGCGCGGAGGAGTTCTTCCAGATCAGCAAGATTCCATCGGTGGTAATTTTCGTGAACCGGATGACCCAGTACCTCTCGATCCGCGTGAGGGCTCCGGAACTGGAACGGTCCATTTCCAGAAAGGAGGGGCGGCTCCAGTTCGCCCGCCTCTACTACCTCATCGACGCCACGGTGCGCGTCCAGTCCTCCCTCAAACGGGAGGCCCTGCAAATGACGGACGCGGTTGCCCGAGTTCTGGATCAAGGCGACACCTGCCCCTCGGTCGCCAACGGCGAGCACTATTGCGTGATGGAGCAACTCAACGAGGTCGCCGAGGACCGGATCGCCCAAGGTCTGTTCGTAGGGGCCGTGAACCTCAAGATTCTCGGGAAAATATGGCTCAAGGACGAGCAGGTGTCCCTCGGGCCTCTGGTCGAGAAGTCCAATATCAATGTGGGGGCGGAATTCACCTGTAACTTGAATCTTCCCTCACATCTTCGTAGAGTGTATAGGGAACTGTCTGTGCTAGAATAGGAGTCGAAGATGCCGCACGACCCTACCGAACCCAAGCGCAAGCTCATGTGCATTTCCCCCACGATGTTGAGCATCAACCTCGATACGGTGGACGAGGGTGGGACAAGGGAAAGCCTTATCCTTCAGCCCCGCAAGACGCGGGAGGTGTGGGAGTCGCAGTTCAGAAGTCGGGAACTGCAAAAACTCCTGTCGGCGAAGATGATCGTGGATGTGACCGCCTCCGAGGAGCGGAGGGTGCGCCGCGAACGAGAGATGGGAAAAATCTAGCCGTAGGGAGAATTTGACATGGCTCTTGCAGGTATTGAGACCCTCCACCCCGATATTTTCGTCATCGAGGAACGGGGGATTCCGCGCATCATCGGCGTCGGCGTCAACACGGGCGGCTTCGTCGGCGTGGCCGAGAAAGGCCCCACTGACCGCGCCGATCTCGTGACGAACATGACGCAGTTCAGCGAGAAGTACGGCGGCTTCTACGTCGGGAGCTTCCTTGAGCCGAGCGTCCGCGCCTTCTTCGATCAGGGCGGGACTCGGTGCTTCATCGTCCGTGTCCTCGGAGTCGGTGCCGATGTCGCTTCTGCGGCTTTGGCCGACCACGAAGGGAACCCTACCATCGACGCGGATGCCATCTCCCCCGGAGCATGGGGGAATGACGTGTCGCTCCAGACGGAACGCTACCGGACGGCCATCGCGCCCTCCCCCGCGTTCCCCGTGGTGCTCCCGGTCGGAAACGGGTCGTTCCAGATTCCCGTGTACTCCATCCGGAGTGCCAAGCGCGGCGATCTCGTGGTCATCACGGACCCCGTTTCGCTCGTCTCCACCAAGGCGTTCGTCTTCGCCATCGACGTTGCCTCGCGCCTGCTCATCGTCCGTCCGCTCGGCGGGCTCCCCGGAACTTTCACGTTCCCGGTGGACAGCCTTGTGCAGTGCGCGACGGATCACCGTCTTTCCACCCTGCTCGATGAAGCCCTTGTGAACGGGGCGACCTCGGTTCTCCTCAAGACTGCCGGGAACGTCTCCATCGGTGCGCGGATGTACTTCGATGACGGCTTCAACTTCGCCACGGCTGTCGTGGAGCGTATCGACGGGAAGCGCATTCGGTTCGCCCCCATCGTGACCTCTGCGGCGGCGACCCTCCCCAAGGACACCACCATCGCGGTGTCGCAGGAGTTCAACCTCCGAGTCTTCGAGAAGGGGAGGTTCAGGGAGTTGTTCGAGGGACTCTCGATGGAGTCCACGAACACCCGCGACTACTTCGGGACGAGGCTCGCCGGGGCATCCAACGAATCCAAGATCATCAGCGTCATCGACCTCTTCCCTGCGGTGACGGACCTCCTCAACGCCGTCCCGTTCCCCATCATCGGAACGCCTCTTCTGGGCGGAACCGAGGGTGCCGCTGTCACGGATGACGACTTCATCGGGTCGGATGTTCCGCCCATCAGCGGAATGTTCCTGCTCGACGCGGCCCCAGACCTCAACTTCTTCTCCATCCCCGGAATCACCACGATTTCCGTGGCGAAGGCGGCGGCAGATTTCGCCGACCTCAAGGGCAACATCATGGCGGTGTTGGATGCTCCTCTGGCGGCGGACGAGCCCCTCGAAGTCCTCAACTACCGCAACATCGAGGCGAACTTCGATACCTCGTTCGCCGCGCTGTACTACCCGTGGCTCATTGTCCGAGACCCGAACATCGGCGGAGCCAAGACGGTCATGCCTCCCTCGGGCCACGTCCAAGGAAAGTACGCCGAGACGGGGGTCACCCGTGGCGTCCACTTCGCCCCGGCCAACGTGGTCCTGCGCGGAGTTCTGGACCTCACCCACAACACGACGGATGGAGAGCAAGACCTCCTCAATCCGGCGGGCATCAACGTCATTCGTGCGTTCTCCGGTGAGGGCATCCGCATCTGGGGAGCCCGGACGCTGACCTCCTTCAAGGACGGACGGCACTACGTCAACGTGCGGCGTCTCCTGAACTTCATCAAGGAGTCTCTCAAGAGGGGGCTCCGCTTCTCCATCTTCGAGTTGAACGAGCAACGCACTTGGTCGAAGGTCACCCTCACGGTCGAAGAGTTCCTGCGCTCCCTGTTCCTGCGCGGGATGCTGTTCTCTCCGGATGGCGATCCCGCCCGTGCGTTCTTCGTCAAGTGCGACAGCGAAACCAACCCGACCAGCGAAATCCGCGAGGGCAGGATGAACGTCGAGATCGGCGTCAACCCGCCCCTCCCCGCCGAGTTCGTCATCGTGCGCCTCGGACTCTTCGACGGCGGTTCGACCATCGAGGAGGAGCTGGCCCGCAGGTAAAACATGGCCGACGCAATTCTCAGAAACGTCCGGGAACGCAACGAGCCCGCCCTCGGATACATCTTCGAGGTGCGGGCCGCTGGGTTCACCGCCGGGTTCTCGAAGATCAGCGGAATCTCGGAGGAGTACGAAGTCATCGACATGAGGGATGGGACCAACCCCCTGAGTGTTCGGAAGATCGCGGGTCTCCGGAATACTGGGGAGGTCTTGTTTGAAAAGGGCCTCATCTCCGAGCCGCAGGAACTCGTCAAGTGGTATACTGAAGTGCGAAATCTCGGGCGCACCCTTCAAGGATCAAGCGCGGCAGGGTTCACGAATAAAGATTACCGAAGAGACCTTGAGATTCGGATTGGCGGCTGTGATGGAAATCCCGTCCGTGGGGTGAAGCTCCAACGCGCATGGCCGAAAGGGTATACTCTCGGAGACTTGGATGCGAAGTCTTCCGAGGTCGCAATCGAGACTCTCACGGTTGTTTTCGATGCACTGTCTTTCCAAGAGTTCGGAGACGACGCGGCCAAGCGGAAATTCAACGAGCGTCCGCCTGTCGCATCGGTGGATGATCGTCGGGTTGCGTCGTATGATCGGTTTGCGAGAAGATAACGGGAGGCATTATGGCCGAGGCGAAAGTTCATGACCCCGCAGTTGCGTTCCAGTTTGAGGTGCAGGCGCGGGGCGCGAATGTGGGGTTCAGCAAGGTGAGCGGTCTCCGTGAGGAGAACGAGGTCATCGAGTACCGCGAGGGGACCGACCCCACCACCGTTCGCAAGATTCCCGGCCTCCGCTCCTACCCCGCTCTCGTCTTTGAGCGCGGGATGACGGCCCAAGGAACGGAACTGCTCGCGTGGCGCGAAGACGTGATCGCCTGCGGCGAGGGGTTCCGCGCCACCGTCAACATCCTCATCAAGAACTGCGACGGAAGTCCGGCGCGAACGGTCACTTTCGAGCAGGCGTGGCCGAACGCTCTCGAACTCTCCGACCTCGATGCGTCGGCTTCCGAAGTCTCCATCGAGACGATGGAACTCATGCACGAAGGCCGCGTCAGTTCGTCCATCTTCGTCCAACCGTAATAATTGTGGCGAGTGTTTAGCCGCAATTCGTTGAGGTGTCAGGCTATGGGCGGTGCCCAAGGAGAACGTCATGGCGGAGGAAACTCAGGGCGCATCTGAAGTCTCCACGACGCCGGGAGTTGTAGTCCAACTTCCCTGCGGTCATTTCAGGGATGGAAAGGTCCATCGGGATGCCGAGATCATTCCGATGACCGGGTTTACGCGCAAAACGATTGCGCGTGAGGACGTTCGGAGCAACCCCTCCAAGATCACCGACACCATCCTCATCCAGTGCCTTCGGAGGGTGGGGACGTTTACTCTCATCAACCACAAGCTCATCGGCGAAATGACCCTTGGTGACCGGGATTTCCTCCTGCTGGAGATCCGACGCATCTCGATGGGCGACACGATCAACGCCGCAGTGGATTGCGGAGGGTGCAAGTCCAAGATCGACGTGACGTTCCGCCTCGACGAGATCGAGGTGGTTCGAGTCGAGGACAAGGATTGCGAGGTCCGGGACGGCCAGCGGGTCTTCCGCGTGCAGAGCGAAGTGCCCCATGTCGAAGCCGTCTGCCGATTTCCTAAAGGGGATGACCAGAAGATCGTCCTCTCGTTTGCGAACAAAAACCCCGTCGAAGCGAGCTACAAACTCTATGCGGCCTGCCTCCTTGAATGGGAGGGGAAAGCCGGGCCTTTCGAGGCGTCGTTCTTCGAGAAGCTCCCGCTCAACGCCCTCGACAAGTTCGAGGACGAGTTCAGCCGAATCCAGCCGGGGCCGATTCTCAAGCAATCCGTTCCCTGCCCGTCCTGCATGGACCCCATTGAATTTACCTTTCAGGGTAGCGATTTTTTGTTCCGTCCAGCCAAGCGTGGGAGGAACTAAAGAATCAAGTGTGGTACATCATGATGACCACCGAAGGGGGGATGTCGTACCGGGACATCATGCTGATGGACGAGCCCGAGAGGTTGTGGTGGCTTCAGAAGTGCATGAACCATAACGACAAAATTCAGGAAGACGTGAGCAAGGCGAAAACGAGGAGGAAGTAGTCCGTGGCCCGCAGAACATTTGTCATCGAAATGCTTGCCGAAGTCGAGGATGCCGTCGCTGGCCTCAAGGATGTCAGCGCGGGCCTCATGAGCATGGGAGAGTCTGCGGAGAAGACGGACGCGCAAACCGCAAAGCTAAATCTCGGAATCGTTTCTGTCGGAACCGCCCTCTCCGCTCTGGCACCTGCGGCAATTTGGGCGGCGGCAGACGTAGAGACCGCGATGGCGAAGACGAGTTCCGCCTTCGAGGGGACCGGAGTCTCTGCCCAACAGCTTGCGGCGCGTTTCAACGACATGGGCTTGTCGGCAACCGATATGCTCATGGCCGCAGAGCAGGGCGCGAAGTCTGGAATCAAGGGCTCGGATAGTCTCGTTCTCTTTGCCGATACCGCGAAGAAGATGTCGAAGGTCACGGGCCAGAGCACCGAAGGTGTTGCGAATTCTTTGTCGAAGATGGCCGTGTCGATGAAGTTGGGGGCTCCGGAGGTGGAGAAACTCGCCTCCAGTATCGTCTATCTGTCTCAACGGACGAGAGTCTCCGCTTCCGCCCTTGAGAGTGTCGTGACCCGAATCGGGCCAATGGCGAAGGAGGCCGGGATCACGACCCCCTCTCTTTTGGGTCTTGCTACGGCGTTGGATCAGGGAGGTCTTCAGGCGAGAAGGGCCATAGGCCCCATCTCCAAACTCGTCGAACTCATGGGCGAGGGCGATCTCCCCGGACTCTCGCTCGCCTCTGCGATTGGAATGGGGGGAGACCGCCTACAGGAATGGGCGGATATGGAGCCCGACCAGCAGATGAAGCTGTTCATCAATGAACTCGGAAGAATGCCGAAAATGAAGGCCGAAGCCACGCTCAAGGGTCTCGGCATCGCGTCCGGATTGACGGCGGACCAGTTCATTTCTGCGGCAAGGGATACCGGGAAGTTCAACAAAGCTCTCGGTCTCGCACAGACGGGGTTCAATGACACCAGCACGCTCACCAAAGAGTACGAAGACATCATGGGGACTCTCACCGAGCAGGTAAAGTCGTTGTGGTTGGAGTTCACCGTTCTCGCGCAGACGGCAGGAACTTGGCTTCTCCCTATTCTAAAATCAGGGGTGGTTGCTGTCCGTGTTCTGGTGGGGGTGCTTGCTTGGGTTCCCGGACCCATTCTCGCCATTGGAGCCGCGTTTCTGTCCCTTGTCGGGGCCATCATGCTTTTTTCCGCGACATCGAAACTCGCCCTCTATCAGTCGATGATCGCCGCGACGAAACAGGCCGCCGGAATGGTCGTCGGAATCTACAAGGTCATCTACGCCCTCATCGCGCAGTCGAGTGCTCAAAATGCCGCCACGCTCGCCATGTATAAGAACGTCACGGCGTCGCAATATCAAATGGCCGCCAAAATCAGGCTCATCGGCCTCTGGCTTATGGAGAAAGCGGTCATCCTCCAAGTCGCCATCGTGTCCGCTTTCTACACCGTCAAGCAGTGGTTGGCAACCGCCGCGACGTGGGCGGCGACGGTTGCAATGTCCGCCTACAATCTTGCAATGTCCGCCGGGGGCGGGGCCGTGAAGATGGTGGTCTCCGGAATCTCCGTCCTCGTCTCCGGATTCATGACCATGATCCCCGTCATTTGGGGGGCGGTAACTGCGGCGTGGGCACTGGCTGTTCCCGTCATCATTCTCATGGCGAAGATTCTTCTCGTGGTCGCCATCGTTCTCGCCCTCATCTGGGTATTCAAAAAGGCCATCGAGATGTTCATGGAGGGGTCCGGGTGGGTCCAGTTTTTCGGAGCCGCAATTCTCATGGCCCTCGGCCCCATCGGGATGATTATCCTCGCCTTCCTCGTCCTCAAGAAGTACGGCAAGCAGATCAAAGAATTCTTCGTCGGGATGTGGGAGGGGATCAAGATCGGGGCGAAAGCGGCTCTTGATGCGATCTTGTGGCCCTTCCGAAAGATCGGAGAAGCGGCGGCGTGGCTCAAGGGGAAGCTCTTTGGTTCCGGATTCCTTCACATCCCCGAGGGCGCGAGTGCGGCGGAATCCTCCGCTTATAAAATGATCCAGCCTTTCGAGGTGATGGGGCAGGTCATCGACAAGCTCATCGGAACTCTCGCCCTCCTTCCCCGGATTATCGCGGATGCAATTGCGGCAATCCCCAACGAAGTGAGGACTCGTGTAAAACTCGACACTCAACTGCCCGATGAAATCAAGGCCCGAATGGACGAGCCCGTGGGGGCGCGTGCGGCCAACATTGGGAAGATCAACGCGGAGCCGGGCGTTCGCGGACACACCGGGTCCACGTCAGGAGGTGGCGGGGCGTCCGCCCCCTCAAGCCCCACGGAAATCACCATTCCGGTCACCGTTGAACTGGACGGGTTCATTCTGGCTCGCGTGATCGCCAAGCACATTGTCGAGATCGGGCGTGAGCGGTACATGAACGAGCCCCTCAATCCGTTGAGGGGAATCGAGGGGGCGTAGTATGCCGAGATGGTCTATTGGTCGTATCTCCGGGCAGTACCAACCGGAGGATTTCACAGAAACCCAAGCGTCCGACTTCACGGAGGCCGGGAATCACGGCGGCGTCGCGCTCATGATGTTCAAGGGGTACAAGCCAAGGGAGATCACCCTCTCTTTTGTTGTGGACGGAGTTGGCGGGACGAATGGGGCCGGAAGTCCCGAGGTGGCATGGAGGCACATTCAAGAAATGCAACGTCCCGCGAGGGCTGGATGGCCGCAGCCCATCGAGGTCATCATCCCCGGATGGGGGGATAGCGAATTTCTTCCGAAGTTGGCGTACATCGTGAACTCTTCTATTGAGAGAACTCATATTACGAGCACCCTAGATTCCGGAATCCAAGCTGTGCGGGCTACCATCTCCGTCACTCTCAAGGAGGCCCCTAACTTCGACCGGAAGGCTGTCAGAACCATCTTTGACAGGGCGAAGAAGCGTCAGGATGCGGCGGCGGCGGACGCTGGAGAGGTGGGGTAATTATGGCCGTCTTCAAAGGAAGCCGATACGAGGGCGTCAAGTTCACGGGCATTGTCGGAAAGGACGGGAAGGTTCGCCGATACCTCCATGCCCGAGAGCCGCTCAAGCTCTCAGAGATGCCAGAGCCCATTGTCATCCACCCATTCGAGTACGGAGAAGTCATCGACGAACTTGCATGGCGGGCCGCAGGAAAGCCCCGCCTTTGGTGGGTCATCGCGGACGTGAGCAACATCCTCTTCCCTCTGGAGATCGAGCCCGGAACTGAGTTGTCCATCCCCACCCGTGATCTCGACAATCGGACGGAGGTCGGGTAAATGGGTCGCGGTGAACCTTGCACTCCTATCGGAGGCTCTGGATTTGGCCTTCCCGTTCCCATCGTCATCCCCGGAATCGGAATTGAAAACCTTCCTCCTACCCCCGGAAGTGCCCTCCTCGCAGACCCGCTGACGAAAGATAATCGTCCGGGCAGGGCTTTTCCGAAATACGATGTCCTTGGATTCACTTCCGGGGACGGGTTCATCAATCAAATCTACGTCGAAGAGACCATCGGATTCGACCTCCCCATCGCCAAGATCAAAATCAACAACATCGGCAAGCAACTCAGTTCCATATCGCTCGCCAAGGAGCAGTCTTCTTTCCGTGTCACCTTCGGGTACGACAACCCCGGAATCAAGAGCCACGGAACGTATATTGTCCAACGCCCGAAGTTCAAGTTCATGGGCGGGACTGCGGACTCCGATCTCCATATCGAGGTTGTCGGATACGGGGAGCAGGTGAAGCTCGCGGCGACCGAACGGCGAGAGGTCTACAAAAAGCAACGTGACTCGGACATCGTTCGCAAGATCGCTTCCCGGTACGGGTTCTCCGCTGACATCGGTCCCACCAATCTCGTCCACGATCAGGTGATCCAAGCCAACGAGTCCGACTACAAGTTCCTTGCTCGACGCGCCAAGCTCTATGGATTCATGCTCTACGTCGATGACGGAGTTCTCCACTTTCACGCCCCGCGCCCCCGAGAAAGCGGGATCAGGTTCACCTACTTGGAGAAGGGTCTTGGGAATTTGTCCAACTTCTCCATTCAATCTCGGACGTTCTTGCGGGGACTGTCCCTCAAGATGACCCAGATCGACCCGCTCACCAAGGAAGAGTTCGATGTGACCAGTGCGGAAGACCCCGATTCCGCCCAGCGTACTCTCGACTTCCAGAACTGGAAGGAGTTGGTGAGCATCCCCGGAGTCGGCCAGCCTCAGAGGTTCATCACCAACGAGGGTCACGAGCAACAGCGCAGTCTCTTCAAGGACCAGATCACCAAAATGGCGCAGGCATCTCGGTACGTCATCTCCGGAGAGGGAACATCTATTGGAATGGAGTCACTTCGGGCCAACGACCTCATTACCATCGACGGGATCGGTAGATCGAGTGGGAAGTATTACGTTACCCGCGCAATCCATCATCTCGACAGCAAGGAAAAGGCCATCGGCGGTGGATTCAGAACACGGTTTGAGGTAGTGCGGGCTGGGGCTGGCGAGTTGGTCAAATTCAGAGGTGAATCTCCGAATACTATTCAGAGGGAGTCTGTCGTTAGACTTTAATTTATGGCTTGTGGTGGTTGCGGAAAAAGGAACAGTGGATCGGTGCGTAGGATCGCCCCTCCGGATGCGCCCCGAGGGATCGCCCCTCCCGCGCCGCCCATGCCGTCTCCCCCCAAGAACACCATTCGGGAGTCTCGCCAGCCAGTTCCACGAGCGGCCCCCCAGAGCCCCATCGTGATCCAGACCGAGGAGGAGCGTGCGTGTCCGAACTGTAGCTCCAAGCTCACGTTGCAGTACCAGTGGAGCGAACGTCTCCGCCGATACTACGAGGAGTGGCGGTGCCCGAGTTGCAAGAGGGTTGCCCAATGATCGTCAAGCTCATCGTCTCCGTCCTCGTAATCGAGGCCGTCACAGAGATTTTCGTGGCGAGTGCCCTCTTCGACCGCCTCCGGAAATGGATCGGGGGAGAGAAGCAAGAAGGGCTGGATGGGAAGTTCGGACTGAAGGGCGTCCTTGTGTGGTGCGGATACTGCGTCTCCGTGTCCGTTGGGATCGGGGTCGCGTACCTCTTGAGGGTCTCCTACCTCTCCGGGCTGGACTCGAAGCTCGCGTGGCTGGCTCCGTTCGAGCCGATTGTCTGGGGAATCGCCCTTCACCGCGTCTCGAATCTGTGGCATGAAGCCCTTGTTCGATTCCTCAAGCGTGTTCCCCTCACCTTGTTCCTTCAGGCGTGGTTCACCCACCAGCAGTCCCCCGGAAAGGTGAATGAAGGGGAAATCGAGAAGTGACCAACCCGAGCGGGAGTGACGCTGGGCCGTTCAGCGAGCGGAGATACTCCGGTCGATACCGGGGGATTGTCGCCGATGTCCAAGACCCGGAGCGGCTTGGCCGCGTCAAATGCCGTGTGCCCGAAGTTCTCGGTCTCGAAATCGTGACCGACTGGGCATCCCCTACCTCCCTTCATTACGGCGGGCAGGTGGATCACGGGGATTTCGTGGTCCCGGAAGCGGGCTCTACCGTCTACGTTGAGTTCGAGTCCGGAGACGTGAACCGCCCCCTTTACGGCGGAGTCTGGTACGGCCACCCCAAAGGACAGCCGCCAGAACCTCCCAAGCTCACGCGGCAGGACGGGCAGACCAATTTCAGTGACGACGACAGCACGAAGTCCCCGAAAGGGGACGACACGTTCACTGCGGGAGATTGTTCCCAACAGAAACAGCCGAAGTCTCCCGCGAAACCGAAGTACCCTTTTAACAGAGTCACGAAGACGAAGAACAACGGCGTCATCGTGGAGATCGACGATACTCCGGGGCAGAGTCGTATTCATATTTTCCACGGGCCGTCGAAGTCGTGGTTCGAGATCGACCACAAGGGCGAACTCTCCATCCGCGTCGCCGACAAGTCGTACACGTTGGTCGAGAAGGATGACAACCATCATGTGAAGGGGAGCCAGCACACCGCCGCTGAGAAGAACCTCACCTACCGGGCGGGTGCCGATCACCATACGCAAGTGGTCGGGAAGGAAGTCCACGTCACGGGCGGGACGCGGGATAATTTCACCACCGGGGAGGAGAAGAAGGTCTCCTCCGCAGGGTTCAGCCACTTCACCACCGGGGAAGAGAAGAAGGTCTCTTCCGGGGGGTTCAAGCATTGGACGATTGGCGACCGAACGGATATAGTGATCGGGAACTACCAGCAGTTCATCATCGGGAGGATGGAGACCAACGTGTTTGGTTTCTACTCCCGGTTGGCCTTGACCGGGATCGAAGATGCGGCCCCGATCATCCTGCACAGGGGCGGTGCCCCGACTTCAACGCCCCCTTCTCCGCCCGCGCCTCCGGCCCCTCCCGTGTGCGTGTAGGTGAATCATGGCTTGTACGCTACAAACGGACAGCGACCAATGGCTCGCCCTCATGGGGGCAAATCCCGCGCTCCGCGACTGCATCGCCGAAGTCTTCGGGATCATCGACGTTGAGATCACGGACACTGTTCTCGACGAACTCGACGCCCTTCTCGCGGAGCTTGCGAGCTACCAGATCAGGCTGGAGGTGCAGTTGGATGGAATCATCGACCAACTGGTGTGCGTCAACCTCATCGCGTCCACTCTCAGTGCCCTTCCTCTTCTCCAGCAAACTCCCGAGACTGCCGCGCTCGTGGCGGACATGACGGCAAGAGGAGTCCTGCTTAACGCGCAGAAGATCGAGCTTGAGGCGACCCTCAATCCGGCGGCACTTCCCGCTCAGATCGCGCAGATGGGGCTTGCCAAGCTGGAGATGGAGTGCCAGAAAGCGAACGCGGCGTTCTTTAACAACCTCTCCGGATAGGTATACTAGAGGAATCATGGGACTTCCCGCGCTTAGTCCGGCGGACATCGAGCACACACATTGCGGTTCGCCCACGACGCATTTCGTAGCTCCGGGCGTTCCTGCTCGAATCGTCACTTGCGACCCCATCGCGCAGGGCGGCGGAGCCGGATTGCCCGGCCCCGGATGCGGCCTCTCCCGTATCGGGGATTATGTCGAGCCCCATCCCCACGGAGACGATTTCCACCCCCTGAACAAGATCACGGGGCCGGGTTCCTTTCTCACGTTCATGTCGGGGATTCGGGCGTCTCAGGTCGGAGACGTATGCGAGTGCGGGGCAGTGGTACTGCCCGACGACGGTCAGTTCTGCGGCAACTTCAAAGTGTTCACGGAGGTATAAGATGCCCGGAATCGAGGGCTTTCTCAAGGAACTGCCCGAGGCGCAGTGGGACGTGGTGGTGCAGGTCATGAATGACCTGCGTGACAGCACTTCTCCGGATCGCGTCGAGAGTCTCCGTCAATTTCTACAGACCCTCAATCGAGAGATCGACGCCATCAACCGGAAGAGGGATGCCATCGGGCAGAAGGTGGACAACATCGACGCCCTCCTTCCTGTTATTGACGGGTGCCGGAAGCCGGACGATCTCGAACTCAACTTGTTCCGAAATCTCCTCTTGGGATGGAGGGCTTCCCTCAAGGCGGAGATCATCGAGTCCCGCCCGGAAGGAAAGCTGGAGAAGAAGTACGACACCGAGAGGAAGCGCGACCTCCTGCAACAACTGGCAGGGCTCGTCCAGCAGTTGAGCGGTGTCATGGCGGATGCCCGGAAGCCCAAAGTGCAAAGCCTTTGCACTCCGCCGACCGAGGGTGAAATTCCAAAGGCGCATATTGCGGCGGCGGAACGGCACGACGATAAACTGGCGAGGAAGTAGAATGGCTACCCGGCCCGACCTGCTCGGCAAAGGATGGGGATTCCCCTTCCGTTTTACCTCTCTCGGAAGGGTGAAGCGGTTGGTCGGCGTCGATCCCGCCGCAGGTGTCGAGAAGGTCATCATGTCCATCAAGCAGATTCTTGGGACGAAGATCGGGAGTCGGGTCATCGACCGAGACTTCGGCTCCGACCTGCGCGAACTTCTCTTCGATCCGATTGATGAACTTAGTTCCGCGAGGGTCCGGTTCGCCATCTCCTCCGCCATCCAGCAGTGGGAGCGGAGAGCCGAACTCTTGGACATCGAAATCAGCCTTCTTCGGGTGGCCGAAGGTGTGATGGAGGCCAAGATCGAGTTTCAGATCATCTCCACGCAACAGGTCGGGAATCTGGTCTATTCCTTCTACCTGACGCCGGAGATGAGAGTCCAAGGCCAGATCAACATTAGGTAGGTGCAGGATGGCGACGACGTTCACAAAGGTCTCTCAGCGAATCCCGCCCATCGACTATACCTCTCGTGATTTCGAGAGCATCTCTCAGGATATGCAGAGGACGATTCCGTTCTTTGCCCCGGAGTGGACCGATCACAACCTGTCGGACTTCGGCATCGTCCTTCAACGGCTCCTCGCGTTTGTCGGAGACGTACTCCACTTTTATCTCGACCGTGCCGCGAACGAGGCGTTCCTTCCCACGGCGATCACCCGTCGATCCGTCATCAATCTCCTCAAGCTCATCGACTTCGAGCTTCGGAGCGCAGTGGCCGCGACGGTGGACATCGAGGTTTCCATCCAGACTCCTCTCGCGGGAGACCTCCTCATTCCCGCAGGGACGGAACTCCAGACGACGGCAGACGCCACCGAAGTTCCCGTCTTTTTCGAGACCATCCGCGATGCCGTGATCGTGGCCGGAAACCTCTCGGTGATGGTTGCCGCCATCGAGGGGCAGACCAAGGGCGAAGATATTGGCGTGAGCACCGGAGTTGCCCGTCAGCGATTCGACCTCACGGGAAAGCCCATCATCGACGGATCGCTCCAAATCTTCATCGACGAGGGGATCGGGGACGAACTCTGGACGGAAGTGGACAATTTCATTTTCAGCGAGGCGACGAGCAAGCACTTCACGTCCCAGCGTGACGAGGACGACAAAATCACCATCTTTTTCGGCGACAACGCGCAGGGGAAGATTCCCGATGCGGCGGCGACCATTCGTGCGGCCTATCGCGTGGGCGGAGGGCTTCAGGGGAACGTCGCTTCCGACACCATCACCGCCGTCAACGACACGTTCACGTTCAACAGCCAGCCTGTCATCGTCGCCGTCACGAACCCCGATCCGGCTTCCGGCGGCGAAGATGAGATGTCCATCGACGAGGCCAAAGTCCTCGGCCCCCAGAGCCTCCACGCCCTCAACCGTGCGGTGACCCCCAACGACTTCGTGGCTCTGGCCGAAGGATTCCCCGGAGTGGCGAAGGCGTCCGTGGTGGTCGGGGGCTCTATGGTAGACCCCGTGGCCGGATGCTGTTGCCAAATTACCCTCTTCATCGCCCCTCGTGGCGGAGGTCCGCCTTCCAGCGAACTCAAGGCCGATCTCTTGGAGTATTTCGAGGATCGGAAGATGATCGGCACCTGCATCCAGATCGCCGATCCCGAGTACGCCCCGGTGGACGTGATCGGGTCGGTGTTCATGGCGGCGAATTTCGCTACGGACGCTGTCACCGCCGACACCCTCAATGCCATCGACGCCTTCTTCGATGGGACGAGCGACTTCACGGGATTCGGACAGGCGGTATTCCTGTCCGACTTCATGCACCTGATGGACGCCATCCCCGGAGTGGATCACGTTGATCTCACCGACCTAACCCTCCAGCCCGTCCCCAAGTACGAGGTCTGGAGCGGGGACTGCACTCTTCAGGACTTCATCATCGGAGAGGAGTCCAAGGAGGAGGAATGGACTGTCATCTTCACCTCCCCCACGACTTTCTCCGTCCGAGGAACGGTCAGCGGAATCCAAGCGGCTATCGGAACCATCGGGCTCCCCTATCTCTCCGGAGGCGGGGAGATCGGATTCACTATCGCCTGTGGTGTCGGGCCTGCTCCCAGCATCGCTGATCGCGCCAAGTTCACGACCTCGAAGAAGTTCGCCAACGTCCCCATGAAGGCGAATCAAGTTTCAATGAAAGGAAAGGTCTCCCTCACCTTCATTGGTGGTGGAAGGCCCCAGACCGATTGCCCGTGACGAATCCGCTCTCCAAAATAGACTGGGAGAAGCTGACGCCCGAGGAAAAAACTCGTGTGCGGAATGTCGAGGTCTGGTCGAGCAGGGTTTACTCCGTCGAGATCACGATCAACGGGCTCGTGTCCCATCTGGAGCAGTGCGGACTCGAAGACGCGGAGGTTGCCAAGTTCCG